GTCAAATGTTCCGCCATCACGTTCCGCAAATGCTCTAGTAATAAATGCATTAGTATTTGCTACTGATGCATTAAATGTTGTAGTATTTACTCTTGAATTCCATAGTGTGCCACCTACAAATGAAGTAGTATTTGCATAGTATGCTACAGATGTGACAACTTTTTGCGTTAATTGTCTGTCGCCAAATTCGTCAGAGGTTTTTTGTAACTCGTTAGCTCCATCAAACATAGTAAAGACAGAAGACGAATCGCCAGCATGTAACCGCTGGTCTGCGGTATTGATGGCCAATTCGCCTTCTTCTAATGAAGATGGAACAGCACCAGGAGTAGAAGATCTCTTTAATTTAATTATCGATGCCATGTTTATCTCCTAATTAAAATGTACCACCATCAGCAAGTGCTGCTTCGGTGGCAATAAATGCATTGGTATTTGCTAATACTGCATTAAATGTAGCAGCAGTTACCTTTGCTGTCAAGAGACTATTATCGACAACTGAGTTTGCAAACCCAGTAACACTAGTAACAACTAAAGAATCTGGAGTCAAGTCTTCGACTGCTGTTTGCCCTACCGATACGGCTTTTGCCCCACCAGTATGAATTTGGAATACAGCAGTGCTGTTTGCAGAATATAATTTTTGATCTGCTGTGTTAAGCGCAATTTCACCTTCTGCAATTTGAGAAGTCGTTGGAACTGCACCAACAGTACTAGATCGTTTTAGTTTAATAACAGATGCCATAGTCAACCCCCTTTCTTAATCTACGGTAGTACTGGGAGAGCCGAAGCCCTCCCAGCGATTTTAGTAATGTAGATTAGAAAGAACCACCGTCAACAATGGCGTCTAACTGACCGATAGCATAACCAGTACCACCAGTATCAACTGTTACTGTTGGATCTGCTTCCAAGTCCTTAAAGACTTTGAAGATGCCATCTGTGGCATCACGGAAGATACCAGCATACTTAGCAGTTGAACCTTCGTCATACAAGGCATAGAAACCAGTATCAACAGCATCTGTTTGGTTATTGGATGCCAACTTGATTAATGGATCCATAACTTCTAGAGTTGTTGTTGAAATGTAGGTCACTTCACCTTCAACGGTTAGGTTGCCATCGATGTGTGTGTTACCAGCGACTGACAAGTTTGTGCTGATAGTTGCACGACCTGTGTGAGCAAGTAAACCAGATGACTCTGGATTTGCCTTAGTTAGAAAATCACCGCTAAGAGTAGTGCTTAGATTGCTAATGCGAGTGTTAGTATTAGCAAGTGCGGCACGCTCAGAAGCAATTTGAGTGTCCAAGTTGCCTTGTGTAGCAGCAATGTAAGCATTGGTATTAGCAAGGTTTGAAGCCTGTTTTGCTTCTTGTGTATCCAAAGCACTTTGTGTATTGGTATTCAACAAACGAATTGCTGTATTAGTAGCAGTCAAGTTAGTATTCAACTGAGCAATTGCCAAGTTGGTATTACCAAGAGCAGCACCTGACGAAATAGAATTTTGTACTGAAGTAATAAAAGCATTAGTGTTAGCCAAATCACTTGCTTGCTTTGCTTCTTGTGTATCCAAAGCACTTTGTGTATTGGTATTCAACAAACGAATAGCAGTGTTAGTAGCAGTCAAATTAGTATTGACAAGATCAACACGAGCAGTCTGCGTTGCAATATCAGTATCATTAGAAGTAATTAATGAACGAATTGCTGTGTTGGTTGCTGTCAAGTTAGTATTCAACTGGGCAATTGCCAAGTTGGTATTACCAAGACCACCACCTGCTGAAGATTGAACACTAGCAATGAAAGCATTTGTGTTAGCAAGGTTTGAAGCCTGTTTTGCTTCTTGAGTATCAAGAGCAGACTGAACAGAAGCAATAGCTGCGTTTGTGTTAGCAAGAGCTGCTTCACCGATACGGACAACAGCACCACCAGCTTGCTTAGAATAGATTACACGGTCTGCAAGGTTAATTGCAACCTCACCGACCTCAAGATCTGAACCAGCAGGAACTGCACCGGCACTACTGGACCGTTTAAGTTTAATTACGGAAGCCATTTTTAATATTCTCCTATAGGATTAATTTATTTTTTAGAAATAGGTGGAAGACCACCTCGGATAACTAGTTTCCCCAGAGGGGTCGTGGTTGGTTTATCCTCATTCTGAAGAGGATGAACCTCATCATTGATATTTTCAACCGGATTCATATCGTACATTTCACCATCATAATCACTTTTACCACCGAAAAGATTACCGAACATATTAGTAAATTTGGTGTTCTGTTTATTCTTCTCTGTGAATTTTTTATCTAGATAAGATAACCTATCTTGGATTACTTTATTTAGTTTTTCAAGTTCTTTAACTCTTTCATTTAAATAAGTATTTTGAGACTCTAATACTAAATTTTTTTTAATAATTTCGTTTATATATTCTTGTTGTTTATCTATATAGGTGTTAATAACCTCTAATTTTTTACCATCAATCTCTTCCATGTTACTAGAAATCTCCGCCATCTAAAACATTTACACCAAAGGTTGGTGTGCCGTTTGCAGCAATTTGAAGGATGTTACCATTTGCACCAGAGGCAAATCCCATTGTTGTAGTATTTGCACCAAATAGAACGCCATCTTTCGTTAATGAACTGACACCTGTACCACCTTGCTCTACGCCGAGAACGGTTGATAGAATGAGTGTGGTGATTGAAGTATTGCCAGTGAAGGTCTGGTTGAAGTTGTTAGCAGAACCACCACCAACACCAAACGAACCAGTATACCTTGCTCCACTTATATATACAGATTTACCAGTGAAGCTTATACCATTTGGTAGATTGTCACCGATAAAATGTAGAACGCCACTCTGATAATCAAAGAACCATTCGTCGTTGTTACCAGATCCAACACCAAAAACTTGGTCACCACCACTAGCACCAGAAGCATCACTACTAGTATGTATATAAACTTTCACACCGTATGTGGCACCAATCTCTGTAGGAATCCAATCTGTTGAACCTGTTTTCCATGTCCGGTTCGCTGTTGCTGTACCATCAGCAGTACACTCGACTGGAGCAGATGTCGGATAAACTGTGACCACACCAGACGATGATCCTGGCATGACTGAAGGAATAGAACCAGAGTTTTTCCAAACACGGTCGCCACGAAGCAATAACGGACTTGCGATTGATTCGTTTGGTGCTTTCTTGTTAGCATTTGTATCTGTCTTCGTTAGACCATATCCAATCTTCTTGAATAGATAGTCTAACTTTTGTGCATCGGAGATAGCCATTTAACTTGCGACTCCTACGCTTAGTGCTGTTACTGATTGACCGCTTGCTAAAGCGATTCTAACCAAGACCACGTTACCTGTAGAATTGGACATATTTTCGCTTCCTAGTGTTAGGGTCTTAGACCCGCTTAGACTTGTACCTGTTAGGATTCTATCACCATTTGTGAAAGCACAACCATCAGAACCATTACCGCCATTCCCTGTATCGCTACCAGGAACACCTGCGCCAGCATATGTTACGCTTGTATCCAACCAACCGTTTAGTCCACTTGATGTATCCGTACCAGAACCAGGAGCAGCAATCCAACAACCTGAGATACCAGATGAACTGGTAATACTTAGGTCGAAGTTAGCAACCGCAACTCTACGGAAGGCAAACGTAAAATATTGTGTGCCAGTGTCACCACTACGATCTGGACCAACAGGTAGATATCCAGAACTGTAATCGGTAACATCGTGTTTTAGAACGCCTAGACGAATCGTTGCTTCTTTTGTACCAGACACACCTGGATCAGTTGACTCGCTATATAGACTGTTTGTATAGAAGTTTGTTGAACCTGTGAAAGATGGTGTGTCTGTTGTGTCACCACTGAAGTTAAATACACGAACACCATCATCATCATGTGTTGATCCTAATGAATCAGCAACAGGAATAGCCTGCTCAATAATACCAGATTGCCCAGCGGTATGTACTTGAATCTTGCCTGGGATTGAAGTGTATGAACTTGTGCCATTGACGTTCTTTACCCTTATCTTAGCGGTGTCAATGGTTCTCACACTTGAACTTGTAAGCGGAATAGTAAGCGCACCAATTGCATAAGCAGAACCAACACCTGTGTTGACGATTGGAGTTCCACTTGATAGCATTGATGATGCACCATCGATATCTGAGTAAGAATAATCTTGACCAGTAAATGCAGAAGATGACGTGCCTTCTTCATTAGTATCAGTATCGATTTCTACAATGTTTGTTTGATTAGTATAAGATTGACCAACAAGATTATTTACTGTTGCTCCAGACAACGTAAGTGTTGGTGAACCTGTGTTGTAGTAAGGAATACCAGAGACATATCGTTTGCTGCCAGCCGAACCTTCAGCAAGTGTGCCGACAGACGCAAATGAGGAAGTAGCAGTCAAATCATCTTTTAGAATGGCAACATAGTTTGTATCGCCAGTTGCTGTATGACGCAATCTAAAGTCACTTACACCAGTGCTTAAACCAGAGAGTGCCTTACTGATATTCGCACTGAACACCTGATAGAAGTTTGATGGGTAACTACCATCCACTGAATGATAATCCACCTGACTTGAAACGACAAGACTTGTAAATGTGCCAGTCTCACCGCTTGTTGTACTGAATGCTTTCGTACCATCGTCGCTTCCATTAACACTCGCTGAAACGGTGCCTGAAGCGCCATTGTAAGCGTTTGTAGCGGTGCTAGTAGAAAATGTGCCACTTATATACCGTCTTGCTGTTGTAGTATTCAAATCAGCACCAGCAGACAATGGATTGGTCGAACTGTTGTCTGAGAAACCAGAAGCAAGTCTTGGATATGAACCAACAGAACTTGTACTCAAAGTGATAGATTTTGTGCTGAGATTAGCAGGTGCAGATGGGACTGCCTTCAAAGCAAACGTGACTGTCTCTGTATCAGTCTGATATGTAAGGTCTGGTGTACCGTTAGCAGTAAGAACGACAGCATAGTTGCCTGTGCTTTCACCAGCATAATCGTGGTCGATTGTTGCTCCGATTGTACCAGGAGATGAACCATTCTCACTGATAGCAGCGTTTACATCACCATCACCCCATACATAACCATACAAGTCACCGTTCTGTGAAGTGTTGGTCATTCTGACTAATGCACGATTAGCACCTGTCAAGTCAGTGAAGTCATAGATTGATAAGGTGTTGTCACCACTAGCATCAGACGTTGTGACTGCTGTACCTGATAGATTTGCTCTTACATCTGGCTCAATATGAACCGTAAACGATGTGCTGGTAAATGGACTTGATGCATGATCGCTTGTGACTTGTAGAGTACCAGTGTAATCAGCAGCAGTACCAGATGCTTGGTTTGAATTAGATAGCGTGTAAGTGTGAGCAATCGTTCCACCCGTATCACCATCAGCACCTGAACCAACATTAACGGTCTGTGTGTTACCATCACCGAACGTATATAGGTATTGAATACCAAACGCTGCATGTGAACCAATCGTATTCTCTGTGGTATTGGTAAACGTAACAGCATGACCTGAACTGCTTTCTTCATTGATGCCGGTATTGCTACTGAGCGTGACGCTTGGTGTATGTGTATCATAAATCTTAAATGTGCTAGTCGTATTC